TCTGAGAAGACATCTGAGTTGGTGTATATGGCAATATCTTCCAAAATATCATCTCGGTTGTGGCCGATGGCCTGGCCGGGAGTTGTTATCAGGCAGGCATTCAGGCCGTACTTGAACTTTGTGGATATGATGTTCCTCACGATTTCTGTTTCTACTTCGTGGCATACCATAAGCAAAGGGCGGTTTTCCTGCAATACCTGACTGATTATGCCTGTAATATCTTCGCCAGTATGGATTTCTCCTTTGTAGCAGAAGATATAAGGATTGTCAGCCGTCCATGATCTGTTTCCTACATTGTTGATGAAGTCGGGGGCCTCGTATCCTTCTTTGTAAGTCATCCCGGAAATCAACTCAAGCCGATTATCCTTATCTTTGGATTCCCTGCAAGTCACTGCTCCATTTTCTCCAACGGTATCAATAGCCTCTTGAATCAATCCGGCTATTTCGTCATCACCATTCAGAGAAACTCTGGCTATGTTCCGAAGGTCTTTGCTGGATTCTATCGGTCTGACCATAAGTTTTATCTGCCCAATGATGTCTTTGATGGCAAGCTCAATGCCCTTTTTCACAAAAACTGGGTTAGCTCCGGCAACAATATACTTCAATGCGCCCTTGAATATCTCATATGTCAGCAGACAAGTCAGCGTTGTTCCATCCCCGGATGTCCTTGTGGTTTTAAACATGGCTTCCAGCAAATGATATGCACCCATATCTTCAAAGGGATTCTCAAGATAGATTTGCCTAGCTGACATATATCCGTCTTTTGTGCTGACCGAGGCCCTTGGTCCATACCGGAAAAGGGTGTAGCGACCTTGCGCTCCCATCGTGGAAGACACCACATCTTTGACAACCTTCATTCCTGCCAACAATGTTGCCCTTGCATCATCTCCAAATTTAAACTGCTTAACTGGTAATGTCATTTCATTAGCTCCTTTCGATTAGTTCAATGTTTTCAAAAGATACGACTACAATTTCCGGTTCTGAAGAGGGCACTGGGAACGCCATATAATATCTGAAGAAAACTGTATCATATATTGAGATATATCCAGCGCTTTCAACATCATCACCGTACCCCTTCACCTTCCCCTTAAACGGCTTGTCCGAACGATCCCCGACAACAAGCCCCGGTTTGTCATCATTCGGCAACACTTCAATTAATACTTTTCCATCTGGTACTATGTACATGGTTACTCCTTCCTGGTTAGGTTGTTTATAATTTCATTTGTTTTTACAGCTAAAATAGCTTCTCCGTAAGTCATACCTGTTATTTCTTTTTCGGAAAACTTTTTAATCGTTTCAACAGGTGTCACACATGTATCATTATCGTGGCATTGCCTCTCACATTCATCCAAATCTGATTGACAAGCTGGTTTGTCGTCTGGGTTTGCAGGACAAAGTTCACCCCGCAACCGCTCGCACTCGGCTTTGAGGTCTTTGAACTCATCATAATAATTGGATATTATTTTATTACTGATTTCAGCCTGATCCTCAAGCTCGGTGATTTTGGCTTTCTGTTTAGCAAAAATATCTATCCTTGCATCTTTAATGGTTTCTTTAAGCTCATTATTCTCATGCAATATTCGACCAAAGGCAGGGCGCACTTCGTCTATTGCTTGGTTGTAGCCAAAACTTTCTGATAACATGAATTGTCCACAATCAGGACACTTATAAACATCTGGTGTTGTGGGTTTCTTCTCCGGCAACACCTCCCCCGCAATCTCCATAGCCTTGCAAGCTGTGATTGCGTAAGCGAGAGCGTGGAATCTTTCACCTAAGATTTCCACACCATTATGTTTTCCTCTAAAATCTTCTGATAAATCTTCCAACACCTCTATATGCTTCGCTTTATCTGTCATGGCATCAGCTCCTTTGGTATCATGTGATATTTCTCACGCAGGGCTTTTGCTGTTACATTGTAGTCGTTATGACAATCACAATATGCACATTTAGCATTGTGTTCCATGCATATCACATCAGCAACCTCATCAACACTTGCAACAGGTATTTCGAGGTTGGCTATCTTGTTCTTATACATTCTTTGCCCATCATCCCCTGCTATATACAAGTCAGCATTCTCACTTGCATAGGTATGAGCCTTTGCTATCTTCGGCAACTCAACTATTTGGTTTATCTTCATTCACTCACCTCTCTTCCAAAGTTAATACGGTTATTTGTCTGGTGACAATTCATCACCTGTTGGATATTCTTGTTCTGGTTGTTCTGGTTGTTCTGGTTCTTGCCTTAAAAGATTACCTTCATTATCTTCAAAATTACAGGCACAAACACTCCCAAGCCTACCCCATGAATGTCTTCCACATCTTTCACATTTCATTTCACCACCACCCTTGCTTTGGATCGGATTGCTTTGGCTAGTTTCCTGCAATCAACTTTCCAATTCATTTGTATAAGGCACAAGGTTCCATCAAGCACATCAGCTAACTCCTCCTCGCTCATCTCGGCTGGTCTGGTGTTCCATGCTTTGATTGCTTCGGCTTCTGAATTTTTTCTTACAGAAGTAGATTTACATAGTCCACAAAAGCAAAAGAACATACTCCAATCTGTATTAATGTAAATCTTTTCACTGCAACAACGCAAACACGGCTTCAACTTCCCACTCTCTACGATCCGTGATTTCATCTTGGCTTTCTCTGCCTTGCTTAACTTCTTTAGGCTCATTTCCCCCTCCGGTTTTGAAAAGTAAATTCTTCCAACAACGCTACGGCTATTTTATTATGACCGTCTGACGTATTGCCTCCGTACTCACAATCGCACGGAAATGCTCTGGCTATGACTTTGGTTATTTGTTCAAATGTTGGTTTCATCCATATCCTCCCCCTCGTACAACACTGCTTGTAATAACAGCCAACTATCTTATATTAATACCGTTTACTTCTACCTTAATACAGACTGCCAAGCAGTGCCGAGAGGTTTAATTATTGTTTACTTATTAAAAAATATTAACGCCCAGAAAAGCATAAATCCAATTGAGATTAAGACGTAGCCTAATATTTCATTGTTTTCGGCTAATCTCTTTTTCGCTGCTAATTTTTCCCAGTATAATTTTGTGTATTTAAGATCCATTATTCCTCTCCTTGGCAGGTTTCAACCGGAGATTCCGCTGTGTCCTTCTTCTCCTTGACAGGTTTCAGCCGACATCCACAGACACTACAACGGTTTTTTCCACGTCTGCACGGACGATAGGTAAATCCCTTATGCGCTATAATACAATGAATCTGTTTTACTGCTTCTGTTATTCTCATTTCTCCTCCTCTATAAATAAGTTATCTATCTTTACCTTTAATACATTTGATAGCTTCGCCAGAATCTTTCCACCCGGCGTGTTTATTCCGTTTTCAATATTCTTTACTGTCGGCAGGCTGATTCCACAATGATAAGACAAATCTAACTGACTAAACTTCTTTTTCTTTCTCAAACTAATCATTTTTTCTGGGTTGAATTGCTTCATAGTTACCCTCCTTGATAACAATATAACACCTATTAAATTGGATTGCAAGAATTATTTCAAGTTATTTTCAAAAAATAATTGTTTTTCCTATTGACACGGCTCTAAAAAGGATATATACTACTAGTATAACCAATCGGAAAAGGAGAGTAATCATGGGCGTAAGGATACTTACAAGTGATAACGGAGATAACTACCAAGTTATGTACTGCTCCACAACTATGTCAGCCTTTGGGCCAATCATGTATGGAGATGCCGAAGAGTTTATTGAATCGCTTCCTCAAGACCCACGTTCTTATAACGAACCAAATCTTGATTCAGCGTATTCAGCTTTCATGGTTAAGAAGGAGGAAGCAAATGGCGACTGATTATGATAACTATATAGCACAAGAGCCACATGAAGCTGAAGAGCCGGATGAGGACAGCTTATATGAATCAGCAAGGGATCAGGAGGATGAGAAATGATAGTCTGCGAACTTTGTGGTAATAGAATTGATGAAGATGTAAGGGAATGCAGTAGATGTCAGGAATTTGTTTGTGGTATTGAAGAAGATGATTTTTTGCAAGAAGGATGGGGCGATGGAAAGGAAAAGGTTTTTAAGTTTTGGAATCCTACATTAATGGAGAGGAAATCATGATATACCCCAAGGAAATCTGGCAGTCGGAATTATGGAAGAGATACTATTACGCGTTAATCAATGACGATATTATCTCAGCGGTAAATTTTTTGAGTAGGATAATTGAAGCAGCTAACAAGGAGGATTAAGATGAAATTATTGTTTCTTGATACAGAGACAACAGGTGTAGATGTTCAAAAGCATGGAATAATTCAAGTTTCTGGGATTATTGATATTGATGGTGAGATTGCGGAAGAGTTTGATTTTAGATGCAAACCATTTCCTTCTAAAATCTATGACAACAAAGCTCTTGAAATCAATGGTGTATCTAAGGAACAAATAGGTGGATTTCCTGACCCAAGAGAAACCTATAAGAGCCTTATCAAAATACTTGAAAAGTATATAAATAGATATAATAAGAATGATAAGTTCTATCTTGTTGGTCAAAACATTAAGTTTGATTATGATTTTATGCGTCAATGGTTTGAAGATAATAGTAATAAGTATTTTTATGCCTATGTGTTTTATCATTTAATAGACCTTATTGTTGCAACAACTTTATTTAAAGCTTCTGGTTATTTTAATCCTAAGAACGCCAAACTTCAAACTGTAGCGGATTGTTTTAATATTGAATTTAAAGCGCATGATTCTTTAGAGGATATAAGAGTCACGAGACAATTGTTTTATAAATTTATTAATCTTATAAAGACTATAGAAAAACAAAACAAAGGAGAATAAGATGACACAGGGAAAGGAAATAAGTGTTACAAGCCATGCGGATCTGATAGAGATGGCTATATCAAAGGGTGCGGATTTGGCACAGGTTGAGAAGCTTCTGGAATTAAAGGAGCGTCACGAGGGCAACGAAGCAAAAAAGGCTTTCAACAAAGCGATGTCAGACTTCAAGAAGAATCCCCCGAAGATTGACAAGGACAAACACGTTGCTTACGGCAACACCAAGTACAATCACGCAAGCCTTGCAAATGTTGTTGAGAAAATCAGCACAGAATTAAGCAAACACGGACTGTCCGCGACATGGCGCACGAAGCAAAACGGACAGATTATCGTAACCTGCAAGATTACTCACGAACTCGGACACAGCGAAGAAACTTCTCTTTCTGCCAATGCTGATACCAGCGGATCAAAAAACCCGATTCAGGCTATTGGGAGCGCAGTCAGCTATTTGCAACGCTACACACTTTTGGCAATCACAGGGCTTGCAACTTATGACGGTGACAATGACGGACATGGCGCAGAAGAGCCGAAGATTGACGAAACGCAGGTCGCTCATATCAACAAGAAGCTCGATGAGATTAAGGCTGACAGGGCAAAATTCCTTGAGTACATGAAACTTGAGAAGATTGAGGATATGGTTAAGAAGGATTACGCTAAGGCAATGATGGCGATTAATACAAGCAAGCAGAGAAAGGCTGAGGTGAAATAATGAAAACAATTGATTGCATCCAAATGTCGCCAGAGTGGTTTTCGGCTCGTGCCGGAGTACCATCAGCTTCAAGCTTCGATTCAATCATAACAACGAAAGGAGAATCGTCAAAGCAGAAGACAAAGTATATGTATCGGCTGGCTGGTGAACGGATCACAGGCTGTAAAGAAGAATCTTACCAGAACAGTGCTATGCAGAGAGGGATTGAACTTGAATCCGAAGCGCGGGCATTCTATGAGCTTACAAGTGCCGATGTGAAACAGGTTGGTTTCTGTTTAAATGAAGAACCTGCTTATGGATGCTCACCGGACGGCCTTGTCGGAGATGATGGGCTGGTTGAGTTTAAATGTCCGCTGATGGCAACCCATGTCGGCTATCTGGTGAAAGGCAATCTTTACACTGACTATCTTCAGCAGGTGCAGGGACAGCTTTTAGTTACCGGCCGAAAGTGGTGCGACATCGTGAGCTACTTTCCGGGGATCAAGCCTGTCATTATTCGGGTTGAAAGAGATGAACCGTTTTTGATTAAATTAAAAGTAGAACTAATTTTATTTTGTGAAAGTCTTGAAGAAATCGTAACCAAAATAGGAGGATGAAATGCAGGATTTAACAGTTATTGTAAATGAGAGTGGTTTGGATAAAACGAAAGCTCAGGTGTTGCTCGACAATTTTAGCGATTATTTCAAAATTGCTGCTGAGTGGGAAGTAAAGGCAAAAACTATTGTCGTTACTGATGAAACACAGATAACAGACATGGAGATGGCAAAGGTTGGAAGAAAGTTTTTAAGTCAAAAAAGGATTGATGTTGAGAAGACAAGGAAAGGATTAAAAGAGCAGTCATTGAGAGAGGGTAAAGCCATTGATGGTATTGCCAATGTTTTGAAAGCCGTTATTGTGCCGATAGAAGAGTACCTAAAACAGCAAGAAAATTTCATTAAAATTCAAGAAGATAAGAAAAGACAGGTTTTGATCCTTGAGGAAGAGAAGCGAATTGAGGACGAAAGGATAGCCAAAGAGAAAGCAATTGCAGAAGAGCAGGAAAGAATCAGGAAAGAAAATGAAACTCTGAAAAAAGAAGCTGAGGAGAAAGATCGTAAAGCCAAAGCTGACCAAGAAGCACACGACAAAGCGTTAGCTGATGAGAAATCTAAGGCAGAGGCAGAAAAGAAAGCATCCGAAGAAAGAGAGCGCAAACAGAAAGAAGAGTTTGAGCGCAAACAGAAAGAGATTGAAGATAAGGCTAAGAAGGAAAAGGAAGTTATTGAAACCAAAGCTAAAAAGGAGAGGGAGAAAGCAGAGGCAGAAAAGAAAAAACTTCAAGAGCAATTGAAGAATCAGATAACTTGTCCGAAATGTAACCATAAATTTAACCTAACCAAATAAGCTGAGGAGGCTAATATGACACCGTATTCATTTCATGGTGATCCAGAAGTAAGTGAAGAGATGATTTTCCCTAAGATTCCAGAGGGAACAAGGTTTTTAAAGGTTACTGACTTTGAAGATGCAGGGACTACAAAGAATGGTGATCCGATGATTAAGCTGACATTGACTGATACTGAGCTTCAAATAACCATGAAGCATTGGCTCATGCTTTTTCCGGCTGGAAGCAAGGCGCACGGTATGACCAAGAGACAACTCCATGTTCTGCTGAACAAACCAGTTGACGGAGAAATCGAAGTTGAGCCGTCTGACTTCCTCGGTCGTGTATTCAAGGCTGATATTTACTACGAAGCAGCTCCAAATGGTAAAGAGTACCCAAGATTCAATGTATCAACGATGCAGAGTCTTGGTGATAATGTGGACGTTGTTAAGGATGCTGACGATAAACCTTTATCGGATATTCCTTTTTAAGTGTATCTACTTATTGACAAAAGAGAACAGCGGAAACTTACTTTTTCGCATCCGTATGTAGAGGGCATTGAAATGACAACATTGAATGTCGGGGATATTTGTTGCCGGTATAAAGACGGTGTTATTCCTCCTGTATGTTTCGAGCGTAAATCGAAAAACGATGCCTTTGGGAGCTTCTCAAAGGGATATGAAAGATTCCGCAAAGAGATATTCCGGGCGAAAGAACAGAACATTCAGCTTATTATCATTATAGAATGTTCCTTCACTTCAATGCTCAGAGGTTGCAAGCACAGCACGGTCAAAGGGGTTTCTATTATTAAACGTCTTTGGACTATCCATTGGAAATATAATATCCCGACTGTGTACTGCAAAAATCGTGAAGAAATGGCTATCTACATTGCTGAGTTCTTCTGTCATCTATATTCAAAAAAACCAAATTGGCGTCCCGGTGCGGCAACTCCCTTTCCCGATCTGACAACAGCCGAGCCGGGATTGCCTAAATGACTGACGAAGGTAAAAGATGCTTATGGGAGAAAGCCGTTGACCTCTGGGCTGAGAGCAAGATTACCGGACACGATTTGAAATGCCTGCACGATATGTTTTGCAGGAAAAGGAGGGAATGAATGTGAAAAAGTACTTATGGAAAATATTAAAAGCTGGACTGCAATCTGGCCATGCCGATTTTAAATGGAAGAAAGGTAAATGGTATAAGATTGAAGGTGAATTAGAAATGTGTAGTAACAGCTTTCATGCCTCTAAACTAATACTAGATGCTATGAGTTTTGTCAACTTAGAGTGTCTTGCAAAAGTAGATGTAAAAGGCAAAAGTGAAAAACAAGATGACAAACAATGCTGGTCTGAAATGCGGATAGTAAAAGCATGGCATTGGAAAAAACAGGACA